CCTTTTGTTTCTATGACACCTATCATAATGCCTCATAGATTTTATGGTAGATCTGTTTCAGAACTTATAGAAGATATACAATTAATTAAATCTACTGTTATGAGACAAATGTTAGATAATATGTATCTAACAAATAATAACAGAATAGCTATACAAGATGGTCAAGTAGCTATGGATGACCTATTAACAAATAGACCTGGTGGTATTGTAAGAACTAAACAACCACCACAAAATGTTATGCAGGTTATGACAGCTCAACCTATTACAGAACAAGCATCAGGATTATTAGCTTATTTAGATTCTGTAAGAGAAGCTAGATCAGGTGTTACAAAAACTGCACAAGGTTTACAAGCAGATGCATTAAATACAGATACTGCAACTGGTATGAATCAAGTGTTAACACAATCTCAAATGAGAATGGAGTTAATTGCTAGAACTTTTGCAGAAACTGGTGTTAAAGATTTAGGTATTAAGATATTTGAACTTCTTTGCAAATACCAACAGAAAGAAAAATTAGTTAGAATTAGAGGTGAGTTTGTACCTATGACTCCTTTTGAATGGAGAGATAGAGTTAACTTATCTGTTAAAGTAGGATTAGGAACTGGTTCTAAAGAACAACAACTAATCTTATTAAATGCGATTTTACAAAGACAACTACAAGCTATTAACTTACAACAAAATGTTTATGGCCCAGTTGTTAACTTAAAGAATATATATTCTACTTTACAAAAACTTGTAGAGAATGCAGGACTTGGAAATGTAGAACCATTCTTTATGGATCCTGAAGTAGGTGCTGCACAAATGCCACCACTTCCTCCTAAACCACCAACTGAGTTTGAGAAAGTATCTTTAGCTCAAGTACAAGGTGAAAATCAAAGAGCAATCTTAGATTCTGAAGTACAGATGAAGAAAATGGAAGCTGCACTTAGACAGAAATTGCTAGATTTTGAGCTACAAGTTAAAGAAATGGAGCTTAAATATGGTACTAAGATTAATGAGCTTGAAATGAAGAACAGATCTATGATAGAACAACAACAAGTTAGACAATCAGGTGATTTGTTTAAAGAAATAATGAAAGGTCAAAAACAGTTCTTTAATGAAAAAGGATCTAAACAAACAAGTTTCGGAGGGGAAGAAAGCCCAGCTACTGCTGGACGAACCCCTAATGAAAGAGGCGTTTAATTATTTAAAAACTCGTTATCGAGAAGAAATATTTAACACGTCTTATTCAGATCACAATCAAAGACAAGTTCTTTGGATGGCCTATAACATGGTCGAAAAAATCAAAGGACATCTTGAGTCTGTGATGAATGAAGGAAAACTAGCTGCCAAAGAGCTAGATCAACTACAAGACTTAACTAAGTAATTAGAAGTCTACTTCGCTAATCCATAAGGAAGCGATCAACCAAAGGAGAACCTATGAAAACAGATAATACTGTTACAGGTGCTGCTGATAAAATATCAGGACTACTGAATCCTAAAGAAGGACAATCAGAACCTGAGAAAACTCAGACAGAACCACAAGAGCAAACAGAACCAGTAAAGACTGAACCTGTTGCTGAAGAAGTTAGCCAAACCAAGACTGAGGAAGCTAAACCTGAAGCTGAAAGCTCTGAAAATACTGAGACAGAACAAACCGAATCACAACAAATACAAGAACCTACGCTTCACCGAGTCAAAGTACAAGGTCAAGAGCTAGAGGTCAGCTTGGACGAATTGAAATCAGGTTATTCAAGAGACTCAGACTACCGACAAAAGACTCATGCTTTATCACAAGATAGACAAAGTCTAGAAAGTGAAAAACAGAGTTTGCGTCAAACTTACGATACACGTCTAAAAGAACTAAACGATCTAATTGGCGATGCTAACACTTACATCAGTCAGACACCAGGTGAGAAAGATCTTCAGAAAAT